TAGGCGAGCACGGAAAGCCTGAAATAAATATTTCAGGCCAGCAATGGTAGTCAGTACATGATACCGGGTGATAACGGGCGGGTGATTAGCAACCGAGATATGCATGGAAGTGGTAGTGGTGGCAGCAGCGTAGTTCAGCACATTACCTTCGAAATTAACACCACCGGCGGCATAGACGATGCAACAAAGGCGTGGATTGTTAAATCTATGAAGCAGGTTGCTCTGTTTCAGATCAATGACCAAGCCAACCGCCCAAATGGTATGATACAGCCTAGAAATAAGCGTTGATTTTGAATATTGAAAAGGAGCCAAGCAATGGCAATGGAAACAGAAGTTGGCAACATCACTGCTTTCGATAACGCGAATGGACAGGGTGTGCTGGTTACAGTTGAATTTAAGGATTATGCCCTTCGCCACGAGGGGATTCGTGTCTTTGTTAATCTCCCGCTAGATAAAGACGTTTCCTTGGCAGATATTGAAACTCAATCCATTGAAAACGCAAAGCAGCAACTGAAAGACTTGGTAGCTGGCTTCTGACAAGGTATCAAGATTCGTACAACCCGCCTCGGCGGACTCAAGATTCGTACAACCCGCCTCGGCCCGCCTCGGCGGGTTTTTTATTGGGAGTAATCAATGCCAGAAACATTCACATGGACACCACAGCGAGCGTACCAGGTTGAACGTACCCCAAACGTAGCCGTTGTTAAGCTCGGTGACGGTTACGAGCAGCGCCAGACCAAGGGTATAAATCCGCTCATGGATAAATACTCTCTCACCTTTCGCGGCGTCAGCGGAGCGTGCCGTAGCAACCCCGCGAAGGATGCTGAGGCATTTCTCAGGGCTCGAATGGCGGTAGAAGCGTTTTACTGGACGCCATCTGATACCGGAGTTCAGGCGCTGTTTGTCTGCCGCTCCTGGAGTTTAACGAAGACGGGGCCGCTATTTGAATTGACGGCAACGTTTGAACAAGTACCACGATAAGGGGAGATGTTATGAATTTAGACCTGAGAAGCGAGGAGCACAAAATGAACAAATACATCCTAAAAGTTAAGTCACTTTATTTAGTTAACGAAACTGTATCGGTGGGATTAGGTGTATATTCTTCACAAATGCCATCGCTACTGTTATTCAGTATGGAGATTGAAATGGAACGAAAAGGCGATGCGAGCCTTTCTGCTTATGAGATGGAGGCGATTGAAAAGGCCGCCTCACTAATCTGTGATATTGCTGAAAAATTGGAGGCGGCGGCTTAAGTGTTTATTTCAAGAACGGTTCTGGCTGATTATTACCAAACATAGCTCTCACCGGTGGTTGCATAAGTTCATTGATTGCATGCTTTGGCACTGATGTGCCTCCCATAGTAATTTTACTCAGTTCGTCATTAAGCTTTGCTTTTAGTGAATCGCTAAATTTCTCATCACCGCCTCGCTCGTCTAGTGCTGAAACAATGCTGTAAAGTAAGAAATTTGAGGCCACTTTGATTTTCTGATTTTCTTTCTTTAGGTCGTTAACCTGATGGATCAGATCGTTAATTATTCTTTCCATTTTGTCTCCTAAATGAGGTAATCAGCCATCCCTCCTTCATTAAGTGCGCCAGCGTCCCACCACTGACGGGCTGAACGCATACATTAACCAGGGTTATTGATTAGCAACACCCTGATATTCAGACAGTAGCCACCTCCGGGTGGTTTTTTTATGGGAGATTGCTGTGCGCGACATACCAGCCAGTATGATTATAGATAGCGTCGATGCCGGAGTCGGCGCTTTCATTGACCTTTTCGAAGCAGACCTGCAACCATATGGCGGTGACCTTATCCGCTTCCATTCCGGTACAAATGGCTATTACGGTAATGTTATCTGGAAGGGCAACCAGTACCAGGCTTACCCGATAGCAGTGGAAGGATTCGAGTCAAAGAACGAAGGGACCTATGCCAGGCCAACAATGGTTGTGGCGAACGTGACCGGCCTGATTACCGGGATTAACCACGATTTTGATGACATGCTTGGCGTGGTAATCACCAGGCGTCAGGTGCCGGTAAAATATCTTGATGCGGTTAACTTTCCGAACGGTAATCCTGATGCAGACCCGACACAGGAGGCCGTTTCCCGCTACGTTGTCGAGGAGATGACGGAAGAGACGTTTGAACAGGTGACCTACACGCTGGCGACACCGATTGACTGCGATAACGCCATTATCCCGGCTCGCACTATTCTGGCTGACGTGTGCCAGTGGCAGTATCGCGGCGTTGGGTGTGGATATGACGGGCCGCCAGTTGCAGATGAGCGCGACAATCCAACCACGGACCCGGCGAAAGACAAGTGCTCTCACCGTCGTAGCGGATGCCGCTTCCGTTATCCACGGCCTGAACCAATGCCAATCAGCAGTTTTCCCGGCTCTCAGAAGGTTTCCTGATGCAAGAATTACTTGATTATGCGGAATCGTCGCAGGATGAAGTATGTGGACTGATTATTGATGGTGAACGACTATACCGCTGCCGGAATATACACCCTGACCCGGGAAAACACTTCCGTATCAGCGATGATGAATGGCTGGCAGCAGAGGACGAGGGAGAGGTGACTGCAGTATTTCACTCGCATCCTGGAGTAGTGCCTTTTCTGTCAGGAGCAGACCGCAATGCACAGATATCCAGTGGGCTTCCGTGGTGGCTGGCTTGCGATGGTGTGATTATGAAATTCAGGCCCGTCCCATTCCTGCTGGGCCGCAGGTTCGAACATGGCATCATGGACTGCTATACCCTTTTCAGGGACGCGTATCATCTTTGCGGAATCGACTTGCCTGACTTCGAACGCACTAATGGGTGGTGGTTGCGTGGTGAAAATCTTTATCTGAACAACATGCCTCTCAACGGCTTCCGCCAGGTATCGACTGGCGAAGCGCAACCAGGTGACGTCATCATCAGGCAGCCATTCCCTGGCGCTGACCCTTGCCACGCAATGATTCTCCTCGAAGAAAACATGGTGCTTCACCATGACCACGCCGGACACCTGAGCCGGAGAGAGCCAATGCGTCCGGCATATGTTAAGCAGATGCATTCCATATGGAGACATGAACAGTGCTCATCTTTAAATTTGCTGGCAGTTTACGCCGATTTTACCGCCAAATCCCTCTGAACGTAGATACGCCCGCTCAGGGACTGCGACTGCTTCTTGCCCAGAATCACGAATTCAAAAAAGCATTCCTCAATACAAGACTTCGGATCCGAATAGCGGGCGAGGATGTTGAGGCATCGGCTATGCAATGGCATCTGGATCGCCACCTGAAAGATGGTTCTGTAGTCCTGTTTGTGCCGGTAGTCGAAGGCGCTATCACTGCCGCTGCTGCGGCATGGATTGCGGTTGCTGTCAGTGTGGCTTCAATTGCGTACTCGGTATACATGTCCCGCAACATGAAAACTAAAACGTCAGCGGAAGCGGCTGAGACAAACACGCTAACGAATAACTCATTTACCAGTGCGGAAAACCGTGTCGGGCAAGGTCGCCCGGTGCCAGTCCTCCTCGGGGAAATGGAGGTCGGCTCGAACGTCATTTCTCTCGGTATTGACACAGCGAATAATGTCGATTGGGATGCTTCGATAGGGTGATAGGTGGTAAAATAAACAAGCCGGAAATGATGGTGGAACATCATCCCGGCTCTAACCAAATAACCTGAATCGGAGGTCATCATGGCTGAGCCCAGTCTACATGATTTATTTGCCTATGACGAAACGTCACCCACCTGCCTGATTTGGAAGATATCTCCTTCACGGCGCACAAAATGTGGTCACCAAGCCGGCACAATTAACAAGGTGTCCGGTAAATATCCGCGAAACTATTACCGAGCAAGAGTGAATGGCGGGTATCAAAGCGTGCATCGCATAGTTTGGTTCCTGCATCACGGGGAAGTCCCCGAAGGGCTGGCAATCGATCATGTTGATGGAAATACATTAAACAACAAGATCACGAATCTCCGATTGGTAACGCCATCCAAAAATGCCCGAAATTGCCGAAGGCAAAAGAATAATATTTCTGGTCAGACTGGAGTAAGGTTGGCTATGGATAAAGGGAGATTTCCCTTCTATGAGGCCTATGTTCACATTGATGGCAAGCAGGTCCGTCGCCAATTTTATCCAAAAGGCGGAACACTTGAAGAGGCTAAGTCCAGGGCGGTTGACTGGCGAAAAGAGCAGATAAATCGACTTAACGAACATGGTGCCGGATACACCGAGCGCCACGGCAAATATGGTGCCGGATACACCGAGCGCCACGGCTTCGGATGGCTTTTTTTATGGAGTAAATTCATGTCTTCAGGCGGCGGTAAAGCATCAACCCCGAAACTCCTCGACGATAATCTCAAATCAAAGCAATTTTACCGGGTACTGGATCTAATTTCGGAAGGTCCAATTTTCGGGCCCGTTGACCAGGAACACCTTTCTTCATTCAAACTGAACAAGACGCCTGTTACCGATGCAAACGGAAATGTCAGTGTGAATGGCGTCAGTGTGGCATGGCGGCCTGGCTCAGATAGTCAGTTACCAATTAACGGTTTCTCAGCAATCGAAGCAACAACCATCGTTAATACGGAAGTCACATACGATACACCTTTGGTACGCACTATAACCGATCAGGACGTTACCCGGGTGCGGTTCAACGTTGGTGTGACCGGTCTGGTTGAGCGGGACACTAAAGGCAATCAGAATAACACTTCCGTCACTATGGTGCTGGAGAGTAGAACTGGTGCTTCAGGCTGGGTTATTGAAAAGACCGTGACTATCACCGGAAAGATATCAGGCGAGTATCTTGAGGCCCATCTGATTGATGCTCCGGATATCAAGCCGTTTGATATTCGCGTTCGCCGCATTACACCCGACAGCAGCAGCGATTTGCTGTCCAACGGCACTATCTGGAATAGCTACAGTGAAATCACCGACGACAACCTTAGCTATCCGTTCTCCGCCATTGCGGGTGCAGTTATTGATCGTGACCAGTACACCGACACCCCTAGTCGCACATACCATCTTCGCGGCCTGATTGTGGACGTTCCTGACAACTACGATCCAATTGCCAGAATTTACTCAGGGCTATGGACTGGCGGATTCAAAAAAGCGTGGACTAACAACCCGGCGTGGCTGTTCCGTGAACTGGCGAGGAATACCCGTTTTGGCCTGGCGAAACGTGCCGGTTATATCGATATAGATGACGGTGCGCTGTACGTCCTCTCACAGTATTGCGATCAGCTTGTTAACGATGGCTACGGCGGGCAGGAACCAAGGATGACGCTGAATGCCTATATTACCGAGCAGGTGAGTGCGCGTGACATTCTCGACAAGATAGCGAGCATGTTTCGCGGTATAGCACTGTGGGACGGGATGCGACTGTCTGTCATGCTGGATGCGCCACAGGACCCGATTGCGACAATCACGAATGCCAACGTGGTTGATGGCGAGTTCAAGCGTAGCTCCGTGAAGCGATCAGAGAAATACAATGCCGTTGTTGTGTCATGGACTGATCCGGATAACGGTTGGGAGCAGGTAAAAGAATACGTTTCCGACGATGAGATGATCGCTCGCGGAAACTACAACGAAACAACAATTGAAGCATTCGGTTGCACGTCTCGCGGTCAGGCATGGCGCGCTGGGAAATGGCTTCTTGAAACGGCGAAACGGGAAAGCAGCAGACTGTCTTTCCAGATGGCGCGCGATGCTATCCACTTCACGCCGGGTGATATCGTTGAAATCATGGATAACAACTATGCTGGTGCGCGTCTTGGTGGCCGCATTATGTCGCATGCAGGTAACAGAATTACCGTGGATGCGGTTGATTCATCCCTGATATCAGACGGCGACACCATGTCAATCATGGGTAGCAACGGGAAGTTCGTTAAATACGAGATTGGCAGCATTTCCGGCAACGTGGTGACGCTGAAAACGACTCCAGCATGGGTTCGTGACGGTACTGTATTTGCCATATCTACCAGTAACGTTTCTACCAGACTATTCCGCATCCTTAGCATTGCAGAGACCGATAACAACTCGGTCTACAGCATCACTGCATCACAACATGACCCGAACAAACAGGCCATTGTTGATGAAGGTGCCGTGTTTGAAGTTCCCAACGATACACTGAACGGGTATCGAGTGCCGAACGTAGAGAACCTGCGCATCATCAACACCAACTCTGAGACTGTTCAGGTTACTGCTACATGGGAGACAGCTACCACCACCAAAAAACTGATGTTCAAACTGTACGTGTACAACGATGAAGGCAAGGTTGTTGCTCAGTATGAAACAGACCAGTTCCGCTACGATTTCTACGGGCTGGAAGCAGGGAGTTACACTCTCGGCGTACGCGGTCGCAACGAAAACGGAATGAAAGGGGCGGAGACGCAGGTAAACATGGTTATTGGTGCGCCGCCAGCGCCATCCGGCGTTGTCTGGACTCCCGGCCTGTTCTCTGCTGACCTTGTGCCTGTCATGCGCATTACGGCAACGACAGACACATCGTTTGAGTTCTGGTACTCCGGGCAGAACCAGATTGTCAATCCTGACGATATTGAAGACCAGGCTCAGTTCCTCGGGCGCTCTAACCAGTGGACGCTTCATGGTCTACAGGCTGATAAGACGTATTACGTTTATGTCCGCACCAAAAATGCTTTCGGGGTATCGGAGTTCGTTGAGGCATCAGGCCAGGCGTCATCAGACATTCCTGGAATGATAGAGCTCATTGATGAGCAGATCCGCGAATCAGATGCGTTTAAAAATGTTCAGCAGGGTGTCAACACCAATCTGGACGGTATCATGTCGAACGCGCTGGCGAACCACGGCACTGTTGAGCACCAGTATCAGCAGTACGGTGAGGTACGTGCCGATATCCTTGTTGTGAAAACAACTGTCGCTACTGCCGAGCAGGGGCTCGCCGATCTTTCCACTTACGTACAGGCACAAATAGGCCCCGAAGGAGAGTTAACCTCAGCCGTAAATCAGAAAATGACCGCTGAGGTAAATAGTGATGGGACTGCAAAAGCCTCTTACACACTCAATATGGGGATTGTCAGGAACGGTGTGAAATATAACACCGGATTCGGCATGTCTATCGAGCCATCGGGGAATAGCTATAAATCTACCGTTGTATTTGCCGCGGAACAGTTCGGCATTTATTCCGGTAATAACCCCGGCAACTGGCAGGCTGCATTCTTCGTCTATAACGGACAGGTATTTATTCGTAGCGCATTAATTCAGGAAGCATCCATCGATTTTGCGAAAATTACCGATTCACTTCAGTCTGCAAACTTTATCCCCGGTGGTGGTGGACGCGGATGGAATTTACCAAAATCTGGTAGCCCAGAATTCCATGGGAAACTCTATGCCGACAGCGGTGAATTTGCATTTAACGGAGTGAATAACGTTACTCGCATTGACGGCAATGGGATCACAGTAAATCTCTCAGGAGGTGGTCGTGTTGTTGTTGGACGATGGACATAAGGTGAAATATGCCGGAAGGAATACTGATAGATTATAACGATGGCCGTCCTGCGATGGCGATTACAGCGGGGCTCCGTGCCCCGTCATTCTGCACAAGTTTTGCTGGTTACGGTACGGGGGCAAACCAGTTTCAGGTTAATACTCCATTAACGTCAGGCTCCACAGTTTTTGTTTTACCGACACGTCCGGTTGACGTTCAGGAGTTCGCAGACAATCAGACATGGATAGTTTTACCGATATATATGACATCCGTTACGAGAAACGGAGACAACGGTGTGACTGTTAACGGTACAAACAGGGGAAACTACCAGCGAATACCAAACTGGGCAGGAACTGTATTTGAAATTCTCCCTGCTGCTACTTACAACGAAGGACTTCTCGTTTCCAACTCTACTGATTTCACTGCAATTTCGAATCAGGCAAGATTAATGACATGTGCTTATGTTGGCACGGTGACAGTCAACGGCTCGATGGCGCTTCCCGTATCAGGAATACCATTCGGGAAGTGGGATAACAATAATGTGTCTGTAGGATTTGACGGAGCAAATATTATTGTAAGAGACATCAATTACTCAGGACGGGATGATGTTTCCGCATCTGTAACAATGGAACTGGTAATTTTCAATAATACCGCGCCTGTAGCCGGTGATGGCATTACCATGACTAATTCGGCTGGGCAGGTGACATTTTCAACAGTGAAGCGCCCATTTGTATATGACCAGCAGCTAACGGTAACAGACAATAATCAATACATAGGTGATAAATATTGCCAGATAGTATTTACAGGTGCGCAGTCAAGACGAGTGGATGGATATTTTAATATAAGGAAAAAGGGCGTGGTAATGTCAGGTGGAAGCATCCGGTCAGCGTATAATCAGGTTGTTGGTAATTACAATGACAACAGATTTGATATGACATTTAATCAAAATATCAATATGCCAATTCTTGTCCTTCCGGATATGTATTGAGGAAATATTCATGTCAGCAGGAACCTTAACTCTTACCAATGACACAGATGCTGTTACTGGCAGCGGCACAGCGTTTACAGCAGAACTTGCTGCTGGCGATTTTATTGTCGTAACTGTCGGCGGCATCCCTTATACACTTCCGGTTAAAGCAGTAAATAACAATACATCACTGACGCTGGTTAGTGTTTACACAGGCCCGACACAATCCGGCGCTGCGTGGTCTGCCGTGCCTCGTGTTGCTTTGAACATGGTCACGGCTGCCTTGGTGGCTCAAAGCGCTGAGGCATTGCGAGGACTGAATTACGATAAGCAGAACTGGCAAAGAATTTTTAGTGGAACCGGCAACATAACAGTCAAGTTACCTGATGGTTCTGCGTGGAACGGCCCTGCGTGGAATGGCATTACGACAGAACTAAATAAAAAGGCCAACGCCAGTGATCTCGGTTCTGCTGCTTCGAAAAACACTGGGTTAAATTCCGGTGACATAATGACGGTTGGGTCTTTTGGTATTGGTGCCAAAGATGGTGCCTATGCATTTGAAGTCAATGACTTTGGTGCAGTTCAGGTCGCAATGTCAGGTAGCGGACTCAGGACATATCGAAATAATGGTTTTCTTGGCGACGGTGATCAAAGTATTGCGCAATA